CGGCATCGGCTGCTTCGCCCCAGGTTAAACCGGTACGGCGGCTTTTCTCGGCAATCTTGAGATCGGAGGCATCTTCGATCCATGCCTTTTGGTACGGCAGCAGAACGGATTCAGGGAGCGCGGAAGCGGGCGCTGTAGAAGGTGCCGCGTTCATCAGGCAATCCCCAAAATATCGCGCTTGATAGCGTCGATGGCGTCGCGGCTCATGCCTTGCGTGGCCATGCTGGTTTCGGCTTTTGCAGCGGCTTCCTTGGCAAACTCGGCGCGTAGCTCTTTGGCGTGCTTCTTCTGGCTAAGTGACAAGCGGCCCAGGCTATCCAGCGCCTTGGAGACCTTGCCCAGGTGATGCGCGGCGGCGTCCGGTTCAATTTCCAGCCTGCGAAACTCCAGCGAGATGCGCAGCAGGTGCTCTTGCACCAGGCGTGCCGTAGCGTCGATCAAGTGGCCTTCGTCGTCTTCGACCGCATCTGACATGGCCTTGGCCATTTCGGTAGTGCGGCGCACACTGCCCATGGCTTCTTCAAACTCCTCTTGGAGATCCTGGCCATAGCGATGAACGCTCGACTTGGAAACGTTATAACCGCGTTCACTCAGCCAACCGGCTAACGCTTCGTAGCCCTGAAAGCCGCTGCTAACGAGCTTCTCGTTTAGCTCTTCGCGGACGTCCTGCGGTAGGCTAAAAACTTTATTGCGGGGTGCCATGGCGTAAACCTCTCTCAAAGACCGGGGCGAGGCTTGGCAACACCCGGTACGTTTGCAACGCCATTGGCACAATCGGCACCGCGTGCGGTGAGCGTGACGATCCAGCCTGCGCGGGGTTGCTGAACAATCACCAGCGCTTGCTCATCCAGCCAAGCGAGGTCGCCATGCAGGCGGTCACGGCTGACGTGGTGGGCATAGGCACCTTGCAGCTCATCATTGAGCGAGTACTCATTGGTGGTGTACTGGCTACGGCGCGAGAGAATGCGCAGGATGCCAAGGCGTCGGCCTTCGGTTTCAAAGTCTTGGAAGCTCATACTTATACCTTCCCCCCTGAACGGTTCAGCAGATAGTCATTCATGCGCCCCACCTGTTGCGCCGTGGCTTTTTGGCTGGCGCTGATCTCGGCCAGCAGTACGTTGGTTTGCGACATTTGTTCTTGAAGCTTGGTGAGGTCGCCGTGGTCAGGCAGGCGCTCCACGGTGTGCTCCAGTTTCACCACCTGTTTCTCCACGTTATCGATACGTTTGTTGGTTGATCGGATGGCGGTTTGGCTGGCGCGGTGCTTGTTGATCCAGTACACATAAACCGCTACCGCGCCGGTAAATAGCGCTTGTAGCAGGTCGAATGCTATTTTCGCGGCTGACCAGTTAATCGGTTCCACGGTGTTCCCCTTAGTCGTTGTCGTCGTCTTCGGCGCTTTGCGCGCACTTATCGGCGTGTTCTCGAATGCGAGCGACACGTAACCAGCCGCGTGCGCCCCATTGGTGAAGGTCGGTGATGAAGAGCGCTACGTCGGCCTGTGAGTAGTCGCCCATCGGTGGCAGCGGCTGGCGCTCGCGCTCGGTCATGCCTGTTGGCGTCGCGCACTGATAAACGTTGATAGCGGGTGGCGGTGGCAGCTCAGGTGGTTTACTACCACAGGCGGCAAGCAAGGCACCGGCGGCGACGATCACAATGGTTCTCACGGTCATGGCAGGCGCTCCAGTGTGTCACGCAGCACCGGGGCTACGGGTCCATCGTCCGTCGTTGGAGTGCGTTGGATGCGTTGGCGTAGGGTGTCGTAGCCTTCGGCTTGCGCGGCCAATTCCTCTTGAAGCGCTTTAATATCGGCTTCTGCGAGACGGTGCAGGCGTACGACCGTCTCTAAATCGTTCAACGCTTCTAGCGTCTGTTGGCGTGCAACCTCTGTGCGCGCTTGGGCGTCTTCAGTGGCCTGCTGCTCAATGGCCACCATCTCTTTAAGGTGCTTCACGTAAAGATGTTGAAACCACAACCCAAGGGCCAACACGCCTACCAACGCCAGAGTGGCTTTGCTTAACATGGCGCCCCCCCTTGCCAGCCTGCCCGCGTATAGCGGGGCGTGAGCGTTAGTAGGATGTGGCGCACATAGTGGCGGTTTTCGCGTAGGGCCCAGCCAGCGCGTGCGGTGTACTTCTCAACGCTGCCAAACCACACACCGGCATCATCCCCGGCAGCCCGCGCCAAACGCTGGTCACGCTGCACCCAGCCCAACCCGCCGTTGTAGGCGCTAAGCGCGAAGGCCCAGCGCTGGCATTCATCGGCGGCGCTCGCCAAGCGTTGCCAGTGCCATTTGTTGTAACGGGCCTGCGCCCGCATGGCCCACGTAGGGGAGTAAGGCGCGGCGCGGCCCAAGTCCGGGTAGATCTCGGCGATCCATGCCGATGTTCCCGGCATAAACTGGCTAAGCCCTTGCGCGCCAACCGGGCTATTCACGTTGGGACGCCACGCGCTTTCTTGATGGATCTGCGCGGCATGAACCGCCACGCGGCCCTTAATGCCCCATTCCTGTTGCACGATGCGAGTGAGTTCCCGCTGGTGCTGTTGAGCAGCGTTGGGGATTTGGGCATTGGCGGGTGTGCAGGCAAACACACTGGCCAGCGTGATGATGGCTAATAGCAACCGGGTCATGCTGCCTCCTTGGGGAGTTCAGCAGCAGCACGCTGCACAACATCTTGCAGCTGCATGTAAAGCACCAGCAGCTTGGGGCCAGCATCGGGCTTGCCGTCAAGCGCCTTGATCTCAGCAGCTAGCCGCTTGCCTTCTTTCAGTAGCCAAGTGGTATTGGCATGGGTGCCCATGTCACACCCCCAAGCCAAGGGCAAGGATAGCGGCGGCGATGATGAGTGCGCGGCGAAGCATGAGCAGCGCAATGGCGCTCAAGCCATTGCCGTTGTTGCACTGATAGTCACCTGGGCGTGCATAGGGGAAGATACTGCGGTCGATCCAGTAGCCGAGGTAGGCACCCCAGCACAATTTGGTCAGCGACCAAAGCAGCACACCCAACTGGTGCGGGTATAAGAAGCCCACGCCAATAGTGGTAATGAGCGCGAGGATCAACCAAGGGCCAATACGGAGCTTGTCGAGCAGGGTTTTCTTATTCACGGGGATAGCCTCAATGCAGGTGGATGCGGTTAACGCAAGCAGTGAGGTTCAGGCTAATGGGGTTGGGTTAGGCGGAGGGAATCAAGCGGTTTAGGAGTTTTGGGGGCTAGAAAGAAAACAACCCGCCGGGGCGGGTTTGTGGGGGCAGGTGGCAGTTTAAACGTCACATTGATGACGCCCCAGCGTCTTGAAATCTTCACCTCTGGAGACAGCAGCAACGTCGATGATCCGAACTAAGCGACTACCTTCGCCTGTGGCATTTGCCCGGACAGCCTCACATACGGACATCGCATAGCCATCGCGGTTGTTGCCGTTATTCAGAACGCCCACATAGATAGCGCCATCATCGGTCACTAGGAAGTCTTTTGCAGTACTACCAGCCATCACTTCATCCTTGATAGCTTCCTCATTGATGGTGACATTGCTGGTTGCTTGGCTCTCGCCGCAGCCTGGCAGTAGCGAGGCGCTGATAATCGTGATCCCTGCTAATGCTCTCATGACGTTCTCCTAACCAGATGCAAATTACCAATTGCATGCTTCTTTGAGTGGCTCAATGGCATCTTCCAATCCCGAAATTGGAAATTGAGTGGTAATAGGTGACTGGCTATAAGGAGTGGCGCGAACAGTCAGAGTATCTTTACCAAACATGCTGCGAATGACAGGGATGGATTGACCCCCACTCCATAAACCCAAAGAGCTATGATCCGTAGATTCATTCATACGCAAAGTGCGTGCCTGCTGATCATCAATGCGCAGGGTGACTTGGCCGTATTGATTCAAATCAGCCATATGATGGCCCGCAAATTTAAATATCATTGAGGTTGTATTCTCAACACACCGAAGCCAAAGCTCTGCATCTGCCTGTCGCCCTAGGCGGTTTGTGATGGGCTCTTTGGAAAAAACGCGCATATATACTGCGACGGAGTCGTCGATAGGGGACGTAGAGTTGTTTACCATCCAAGCAGACTCCTGGGCTACAACACTGCTAGGTTGATACTCAGCGTCATAGCAGGCGAGTCGACGCTCATCATTTGATATGTCGACGCAGTCATCAGCAGCGTGCGCTTGACCAATCAATAAAGCGAATGCCGTTGCAATATAAGTAGCAATTTTCTGCACAATGTTCCCCTTATTTATTTATCAGCCCTAACTTTGTTGAGACTAGCTTAGCCGTTTGTGCTTTCGCAGAAAAGATCTGACTGCATACGGGCGCGGGCAAGCTTACGCTGCTCGGCCAGTATGCTATAGATCTGCGCTTCGGTGAGGTCGTAGTCTTCTACTAGCTGCGGGATATTGTCGCCAGTATGACGTTCCCAGATTTCCCGATCACGCAGGGCGCGATCCAGCTGGCGGCCTTGTGGCACGTAAAGGCTGCGGCCCCCGGCAAATGAGCTGATAGCCCGCACGGCGGCAAAGGCGCGGCGGCGGGCTACTTTAGGCTCATCACCGGCGCGAATGTGGGCGTTCTCGACCACCGTGAGCATATCGCTTAACCCTTGTGGCCACTTCTTCAGGATCTCGGGGTCGAGGTAGTCCAGGACATCTGCCGGAATACCAAAGCCCAAGTCGAAGTTGTCCGCTTTAGGCGAGGTCATCGGGGTACCGTCCTTGCCGCTTGGCGTCGATGATCAGGCTGGTCATTAGGCGGTGTAGCTGGTCATCGTCCAGCCAATCCACCCGCTCAACATTGAACATGCGTTTTGCCATGCTATCTGCGTATGCCCAAGGGCGCTGTGCATGGGTCAGCATCGCTTCGATCTTTGCCATTACGTTCTGGCGAGAGCGTGGCGGACGTGGTGCCTTACGGCCTGCTTTTTTAGCGGGCTTAGGCTCAAAACCCAAGCGGCGAAACTCAAACATCACGCCGCCTACCGTGCGGTTTGTGAGCTCTTTGGCACTGCTCACGCCCGCTGTGCGGGCGAGAATGGCGCGGTACTCTTCATCGCTTAGACCTAGCTGGGCTTTAGCAATGTGGATCTGTGCCAGCTTGCCTTTGCTGATCATGACGCCACCTCATCGCTTTCGGCTCTCAGCTCCAAATCAGGGAAGTGCTTCTTGAGGTGAGCCACCACAGCACCCTCGGTGCCAAAATCCGGCACTACACCGATAACCCGAGGCGTTACCATACGGTCAGCTTCTTTCTTTCCAAACGCTCGCTTTGCTTTCGCATACACCTTCTTGGGATAGGCTGCCCGTTTCATCGGTCGCCAGAATCGCCCTTCGGGATGTACAGGCTTTCCATCCTCGGTTTTCGTCCACTCGCCCTTAGCAACGCCATCTACAAAGACACGGACGAATATCTTCTTTCCATCATGCGCCTTGACCAGAGATAACTCATGACCATCAGCCAGCAACTCAACGGTGCCGCCCAAGTGCTGTAAGCGCTTTTTGATCTCTGCCCACTTATCCATTATTCACCTCATTGGCTGCTCATCAGTGCCG